TCCGTGCCGCTGCCGAAGTCGCCGTCCGCACCGGCCGCGCCGCAGGAAAAGCCGTAGGCGATCAGCGCCGCTTGCAGGGTCTTCACGTCCGCGCCCTTCATGCCGCGGCGCAGCATCCGTACCTGCATGGGCAGCGTCGTGTCCTTCTCCACAGGCACCGGCACGTTGGCGCTCTCCACGAACGTCACGCCCAGCGCCGCGCACAGGCCCTTGGCGATGGTCTCGCCGATCAGGGTGGTGTTGTCGATGATCCACTGCGCGATGCGGGGGACGTCGTGAAAGTCCGTCTCGATATACACCGTCGTGGCGGCAGGGTGCTTCACCTCGTACAGTACGGGATACGCCCGGATGACATCCGGCGCACCCGGCGTAATCGGGCCAAGTACGTCCATTACGGCCTGACACGCCTTGTACCCGGCGCTGTTCCGGTCGCCGCTGTAACAGAACAGATGCGTACCGCTGGCCTTGCCGTTGCAGGCGTTGGAATGGATGGGGACGTGCAGGTCGGCCTTGAAGCGGTTGGATTCGGCCACGCGGTTTGCCATCGTGTCGTACTGCCCCAGCATCACCTCCACGCCGGAGCGCTCCAGAGCGGCCTTGCAAGCCTCGGCAATGCGCCCGCACTGGATGGCCTCGGTGGTGTCGCCCACCGCGTAGGTGTTGCTTCGCTGGTCGCTGGGGGACAGATACACCCGCTTAGCCATTGTTGCCAGCCTCCTTGTGATACTGTGCCGTGCTGATGCACAGCACCGCGCCGAGGAACGTGTCCACGGCGGTGATGGTGGTCACCACCTCGTCTGCGTAGGGCCACGCCCACACCGCCGCCAGCGCCGCGTACAGCGTGGCCACGGCGGGCATGACGATGATGACCAGCCACTTGAGGATGTCGTATACTTTGTTGTTCAGTTTCATGGTCTCTTTCCTTTCCGGCCTGTCGGCCTGTTCCATTTTATGCCTCACCGTATGGGCAGCTTCCGCACTTCCTCCATGACGCGCCGCGCGCTGCCGTTGCCGCCCATCTCCTCATACGGCTCGTAGAGGTACACCTGCAAATTCTCGTACTCGTCCTGCGTGACGCAGCCCCGCTCGATGTACACCATGCCGAGGTGAATGATGCGGTCGTGGGCCAGTCCTACCAGCATCTTCCGCTCCGCATCGTCCGCCTTGCTGCGCTTGGCCGTCAGCTCCATCCGCTTGAGGATCACCTTGCTCACCACGCCCCACAGGGCGGTGGAGGTCAGCAGCGCCACGATCAGCGGCACGCCGACATTCGTCCATGCCTCCATCCGGTCATCTCCTTATAGATCGGCGGAAAACCCGATGTAGGCGTTCGTGTCGGCATTGGCAAGCAACTGAGAACTGGTCCCCGGCAATCCCGTACCGGTGGCCTTCAGGGTCACGTTGTATGGGGATGCGGTGTCAAGCGACAGATTAACGCCATGAAACGTACTACCTGAAAACAGAGCGAAATTGCCACTGGAAGACACAGTGGGGGCTGTGCGCATCTCTCCTTGCAGCGGGATGAACACTCCGGCAGCGGTATCTGTGTATGGCTGCGAGACGCCGAACCGCATATAGCCGGAACTGGCCTTGAGCCGCTGATAGTACCACTGGCACCGTCTCAGCTGCTCTCCGTAGTCGGGTATCTCGTTCAGTACCCACACGCCGTTTTCCTGATGGGCGATGGTCTGCTCCGTGCCAAGCTCCAGTTTGACGGCCCTGATGGTCTTTCCCTGCGCGGTGACCGTAAATGTCTTCGTCTCATCGTCATATACCGGCGTCACATCGGTCACGCCGTCCGGCGTCAGCACGGTTGCCGTCACCGTCTGACCAGCGGCATACTCCAGCACCTGCGCAATGGTCCCGTTCAGCACGATACCTCCGCTATTGATGGTCACGCTGCCGCTTACCAGTTTCCAACGATCAAAGAAATACCCTGCCGTGCTGATCGTGCCGCTTGCGCCCCGCTGATTCACAGGATTGCCAAAGTACCAGTTGTCCAGCAGGTTGGGGTTACAGGGAAACGCCTTGGTAGCGATGACGCTGCCGCTGATGGAGATGTTCTCCCCGGCGGTGTAGGGTGCCGATGCGTTGATGTTGTCCCGTGCCTGCTGCTTCTGCGCGTCGGTCAGCGCTTGAGCTGTGTTGTACTTGACGGCGTTTTGTACGTCTGCAAGATCACGCCCAAATTGCGCCTCAGAGCCGACATAGCCGCTGGCAGATGCCGTTTCGTATGCGCTTTTCCCGTCAGCACCGGGGTCTCCCTGCGCACCGGGCGCACCGTCTTTTCCGGGGATGCCGCGTTCGCCCTGCTTCCCCTCTGCACCGGCTGGGCCTGGCGCGCCTTGTGCGCCAGCTGGGCCGACCACCAATCCCAAATCAATTTCAGGCATTTTTTTGTTCCTCCTTACACTGTCAGTATTAAATGGCCAGCGCTGTTAATGGAGAGATTCGGCGGTACGTTCCCCGTGTAAGACAGGATCAGATGTCCGGTCTCATCGATCCGAAAACCATACATACCATCCGCCTCAACCAACACGCCAGCTGGGCCGGTATCGCCCTTTTCTCCGGGCGCACCGTCCTTGCCGGGCGCACCGTCCTTGCCGGGCGCACCGTCCTTGCCGGGGATGCCCTGTTGCCCGGTGGCTCCCGTCGGGCCGGTTTTCCCTTTTCCGCTGATGCTGCTTTTGTAAAAGCTGCCGCTTTCCGGATCCCATAGCATCCAGTATCCGTCTCCGCCTAAATACGGGTATTTCCCAACGGCGCTTTCCGCCTTTGCTGCGTCCTGTCCGGCTGAAACGGCATCCCGTCTGGCGCTTTCCGCGCTTGCCGCCGCATTCTTTTCACTTTCCCTTGCGGCATTGGCGTTATATGCCGCGCTGGTTTCGCTTTGCTTGGCGGAATTTTTGCTTTTCTCGGCCTCTTCGGCGGCGGATCGTGCATCCGCTATCGTCCCGATGATCGCTTCGATCTGTGTCTGCATCTGCGCTGCCTGTGTAGGCGGCACGTCCTGTTCCGTTTCTGCGCTGCCGCTCCACTTGCTTTCGCCCACGGTAAAGGTGCCGTATACCGCCGTAGTCGCCCGTGCCTCTTTGCCGCCGGAAGCCTCTGCGCCCTTGATGGCAAGCGCCATATCTCCCGCGTACTTTTTCGCCCCGTTCGGCACCGGCACAAGGTAGACGTTGGTGGTACCGATCTCCAGCATTTGTGCTGCCAGCAGCACCTCCACGGTGCTTTCACCCAGCGCATCGCAGAACTGTACCGTTTTCGCCAGCCCATCCCACATAGGCGAGAACTCCATCCGCAGCACCACATCATTGTGGCTTCCCGCCGCGCCGATCAGCACCTTGTCACCGGCGATGTATTCATTCTGTATTTTCAGCGGGATCGTTCTTGTCATGTTTCACGTCCTTTCTGCTGAAAGACGGCGCAGCAAGTCAAAAGGGAAGTGCCCCTCCTGCCTTGCTGCGCCGTGTCACAGCCATTTTCGTGTCTCGCGGTAGTATGCAGTTGTCAGTTCAGCTGCGCCTTGACCGCCTCATATTCCCGGCTCTTCTGCTCCAGCATCTCCGCCGTCGCCGCGTCCTGTGCCATCGAGCGGCGGATGATGTTGTACACCTCGCGGGGAATGCGGACGTGCTTGCCGCGCTGGATGCGGTACACCTTGCCGTTCCAGCCCACCACGATGTCGTCCTTGTACCGGTCGTCATCCTTGAACGCCCAGAACGGCACCATGCCGTCGTCGGAGGCTTCCCCTGCCGCCATGCCGCGCATAACGGCCTCGGCTGCTTTCGCGGCCTCCTTGGCATCCTCCGCCTCCTTCTTGGCCTGCGCCAGCGCCTCGTTGGCTGCTGCCAGCGCCTTTTCCATCTCCTCCGGAGTTCTCTGCTTCTTGTTGTCAGCCATGCTCATTCCTCCTTGCATTTTGGGTATGCGGAGGGGGAATGACCCCCTCCGCGTTACCGTCAGTTCATCGCGCCGCTCTCAAAGGTAGAGGCGGATTCGATGCGCACCATGTACTGCTCCACCAGACGCTCCGCCACCTTGGTCAGCTTCCAGCCTGCGGTGGCACGCTGGTTCAGCGGGTCAGCCGTACCGGAGGAACCCAGCTGCTTGACGATGTGCTGCAAGCCGCCGCCCTCCAGCTCCGTCACGCCGTAGGCGTCTGCGCCGAGGATCAGGGTGGAGTACACGTCGCGGCCATTTGCGCCGCCCTCGCCGGGATACACCACCGTGCCGTCGGTCACAGCGGCAGGTGCCGTTTTCGCGGTGATGGTAGCGGCACCGGCAGCACCTGCGGCAGCAGATTCCACCTCCAGCAGATCCTTGCCGATCAGAATGTCTCTGCCGGTCAGCGCCTTGGCCTGCTTGTCGGTGAGCTTTTCTTTGATGGTAATGACCTTCCCGGTCGCGCTCTTGGCGGTCAGGTTGCGGGCGCTTTCCTCGGCGCCGTCCTCGATCTTCAGGGGAACGGCGTGGAAGATCTTTGCCTCCGTAGTCTCCACAAAGCGCACACCCTCGATCTTGCCGATCTCGCCCTCGTAGATGCCGTCGGGGTCGGAGTAGGTCTTCACATCCACCCACTTCTTGTCGCTCATCAGGTCATAGGCGGTGTCGGGATGGATAATACCGGCAAAGTAGCCGTTGATCTTCTGCGCGTTCATGACCTTCAGGGCGCGTACAGCCTTGCGGATGTCGTCCACCGTCAGGTACTTGTTGTTCTCGGCGGTGCTGTCGCCGCCCACCAGCTCAGAGCGATCCTTCGCACCACCGGCGTACACCACGTTGGTGCCGCCAGCCAGCACCTCGCGGGTGATGGTGTCGGCGGTACGGCCTGCCTGAGATGCCAGCAGGCGGGTGGCCTGCACCAGGTTGTTGTCGATGGCCGTCAGTTCCAGAATATCGGACAGCTCGATGTAGCCGCCGTACTGCTTGATGGTGGCGCGGATCACGCCCATGCTCAGCTTCTGACCGGCGGGGGTCACGCCTTCTGTCAGGGGTACCAGCGCCTTGGGCAGACTGTCGTACTTTCGGAACTCGATAGTCTTGCCGCTGTTCTTGGGGATGGGGTGCTTCTGGCCAAACTGGTCATGGATCAGCTCCGGCTCTGCGAGGTTGATGAGGCGCATAGAGTAATACACCTTCATCTCGTCGCTCAAGCCGGGATCCAGCGTGGTATTGGTGTATGCGTCAAACAGGTTCAGTACCACCGGCATCAGGTACAGGTCGTTGTAAATTGCATTCATGTAATAGCTCCTTTCCGCATATCGCAGCGGAGCCGTAGGTCAAAAGGAAATGCGTTCGCCTCTTGCTACTCTCCGCTCGATCTCCTCAAAATCCGCTCTCGTCAGCTTCGAGGGATCCGTCTTTGTAACAAACGCGCTGTTGGAGCTGGTGCCGTTCTCACTGGGACGATTGCCCTTGGCCCGGACGTTGTCGGCCACCTTCTTCTCCGTGCTGGCGGCAGCGGCCTGTACCGCGTTGCCCATCAGCTCGTCAAAGTGCAGCACCTTGTAGGCGTGCTCCATCGGTGTACCGGCTTTCAGCAGGTTCACAAACTCGTCGTTTTGCAGCTCCTGCACAAGGTCAAAGTTCTGGTACATGGGATTGCCCCTCATGGCCTCCGCCTCCATGTACCACTTCTCGCTCTGCGCCCGGATCTGCGCCTCCTGCTGCTGCATCTGCTGGCCGCGAAGCAGCTCGGCGTTCTCCCGCCGCAGACGGCGAAACTCCTTGTACTGCTCCTCGCTCATGCCCGCCTCCTCGGCGGCTTCGCTCCAGTAGGCGTGGTCGTTGTCCACGGCCTCCAGCAGACGCTTTGCGTCACCGTCCGCGATGCCGTAACGCTCCATCAGCGTATCCAACACCGGCTGGTAGGACTGCATCCGCTTCTCCGTCTCCCGCGCCTCCTTGAAGCGCCGGTCGATCATCCGCTGTGTCTCCTGGGTGTACAGATCCTTGTACTCCCCATTTATCAACTCCCGGAAAGCCTTTTTCTTGGCCTCCAGCGCGTCGGACGTGGTCTCCACGTCCTTCACCTTATCATCAGTCCCGGCGTCGGACTGTACTTCCGTTTGGCTCTCCGCCTGTTTGCCGTACTTGACGTTGGCCAGTGCGCCCGATTTGCTCTGGCGGGTGGTACCGGAGCTTGCCTGTGTATCGCCCTGTGCGGTGGCAGCTGTCGCCCCATCGCCGCCCTCGCCGTCAAAGAGGCAGAGGGAGATTCTGTAAAGGTACATATCTGTTCCTCCTTTGATTCGCGGGCATATCGCTCCCGTGCAGCGCTCCCTATCCACCCTTGCGGCGGGCGGCGGCTCTTCACCGCCGTCACACCGCGCAGGCAGGGAGGAAGTATCTATATCATAGAAAGGGGGCGCGGTCTCCCGCACCCCTAAAACGAAAAATATTTTTATTTTTTTTCGATTTTTACGGAGATCGCCTCCGGCTTTGCCATTTCCAGCTGCAAAAAGCCGATTTCCAGCAGGTCATACAGCCACCTTCCGCCGTGCCAGCTCAGGTACGCATCCCCGCTGTCCAGCCGTTCCATCACCAGCTCCGCATCCTGCGTGTTGTGCAGCCAGCCCGCCGCCGTGTACAAAAGGCAGCTTACCGCCGCACACACGTCAGGGTATCCCGTGGCGTGTCCCTTGCACCTTACGGAGCAGCTGTCCCCGTGATGCAGTGTTACCTCTGTCATAGGCTGGGCGTGCTCCGCTTTGCCAATGCCTGCCCGTATCCGGTCATAGGCGTCTGCGCCTGCATGATGCCGCTTGCAAGCTGACTGGTGGCCTCCGCAGGTGCGCCGCCGCCAGTCTGCGCCGGTGCAGCGCCCGCGCCCTCCTGCGGCAGAATAGCGCCCGTCAGCATGGCAAGCTGAGACTGCATCTGCATCAGCATATTCAGCAACGTCTGCCCCTGCATCACCTTTTCCCGCACGGTCTGGATGCCCTCGAAGTCCATCATCTCCAGCGCCGTCAAACTGGCCTGCGCGTTGTCAGGATTGAAAAAGCCCAGGGAATACAGCTCTTTGGCACGCTCGTTCTGCTCCATGCGGGAGAAGGGATTCTTTTTCTGCGCCTTGATTTTCAGGTCGAACACCGGCTTACGGAACATCTCGTTGCCCATCGTGTCCAGCCCCGTCACCTGATCCTGCAAACCCGCGTTGTCGAAGTCTACAAACTGATACTCGTTGCCATCGCCGGTAACGCGGAAGCTGCGGCTTACATCGTAAAACTGCCGCATCAGCTCCACGCACAGCGTATTGATCTGGGTATAGGCGCGGTAGCTGGCAGCGATCATATCCCGGCTTGCCTTGTTTCCGGCCTCCTGCAAGGCGGCAATCGCCGCTGCCGCCGTCACGTTGGTGGTTCCGCCGGAGTTTACGTCCCGGTTTGCCGCCGTGTCCTTCATCTCCTCGATCTTCATCTGCGCCACCGTGACGTAGATATCGGAAAGCGGCTGGGTGACGATCTCCTTGATCCGCTGGTCGCCGATCTCGCCGTTGACGTGTACCAGAGGTCGATTCCAGTCGATAAACTCCTGCTCATTGATGGCCGTACTCTCCGAGACGAAGAAGCGTTTCTTGGTGGCCATCATGGCATTTTCCAGAATGTTGGCGCTGAGCTTGTCAATGTACAGCTGGGGGTCTTTGCAAATCGCCACATAGCCAAAGCCGATAGGCGTACCCTTCTCCGGGTACATGACATCCAGAACAACGGGGTACATACCGTGGTCGTAGAATCCACGCTCCCGGTACTCCGGATCATTCTCGCTGGCGTACAGCAGGGTAGACCCCACAAACTTGACGTAGTGCAGCGCCGTCCTGCCGCTGGGCGTCTTGACCTTGTAATACCAGTCCACCACCACGCTCTTCTCGCTGGTGTCCACGGTGTCGTCGTAGATGTACTCCTTTACGTCTACGACCTTGCCCTTCTGCTTGCCCTTGAGCTGGGGGTACTCGCTGTCCAGCAGGTCGTTGTCCACCAGATCCACGATAAACAGATTCCGGCTCTTCTGGATGTCCGTGATCCCCGGCTCCCAGAATAGGTTCAGCAGGTCGATGTCCCGAATCTCGATATCGCCCAGCCCGTTGTCCTTCTTGCTGTCCCAAAACACGCCATACACCGCCGTGCCGTGCTTCAGCTTTTCCCACCAGTTGTCGGAGTACACCTGCTCAAAATGGTTATACTCCTGCACCACCGGCAAAATCTGGCTTAGTGTCTTTGCGCTCTGCTCGTCGCTCTTCTCGCGGGGCAGCACCACCGGCTCCGGGTAGTTGTCCATTGCGTCCGCGTGCTTATTCTGGATGGTGTTAAACAGCCACGCCGACGTGGGCTTGGGCTGGGGAGGGGAGGAGAGGACTTCCTTGCCGCTCTTGTCCACCAGCTTGGCTTTGCTCTGCCCGATGCCCTCCCAGTGCCGCAGCTCCCACCACAGCTCATCGTTGACCACCCGGCTTTCCAGGTTGCCCTTGCCGTTTTTGTACCGCGTCAGCAGGTCGATCCCGCGCTCCACGTCCTTTTCCGTGATGGTGGGCGTGTCGTCCGTCCGCTCCAGCAGCATCGCCGCCATCTCCGGCGGCATACCGTCCTCCGGCACGATGCCGGGGATGCCGTATCTCTCCATATCCTTTTCCCCCTTAATAGGTCTGATAAAATGCGTACCGGCTGGGTCTGTACTCGTCCTCCGTGTCCAGCGGCGAATAGGGCCGCTCCACGATGTGTCCCATGTCCCTTGGCCCGATAGGGTTTTTCATGCAGACGTACCGCAGCTGGTCGTAGATGTGATCCTCGCCGTCCGTGTCGATGTCCTCCACGTCTGTCTGGTCATAGACCAGGTTCGGCACCGTCCTGATGAAGTTTTTGCAGGTGTTAAACACATACAGCATCGGCACGCCGTCTCCGTCGAACGCCAGCCGGTGGTGGATCTGCATCTTGCCGTTGATCCGTGCATGGTCGCCCTTCTCGAAATACACACGCTCCCGCTCCATCAGCGCGCCTACGCTCTCTGTGCCGTCGCTCTGCCAGATCGCCGGGTCGCCCACGCGGTGTATGTCCCGCCCCCGCAGGTTGGGATCATCCGCCTCGATGCGCCGTATCTCCTGCGCTACCTTGGTCGGCTCCCACATCACGCCACGGTTGGGCGTTCCGTTGCAGCCGTAAAACTCCCGGATATGGTACATCCGCCTGTTTCTGTCCACCGCGTACCACCCCACGGAAAAGGGCCGGGAATAACCCCAGTCCAGACCGCACCAGATCACCCAGTCCTCCGGTATGTGGAACGGCTCGATGACGTGGGTGTTCTTCCTGTCCAGATAGTGCTCCCGGTCGTTGCGCCACTCGGTGAACACCTGTCCCTCAAAGCTGTCCCAGTTGCCGTACAGCAGGGCATTTCGCTCCGCCTCCGGCATACTGGCCAGCCGCTGCACATACAGCGGGTCATTCTCCATCAGGATTTTGTTGTCAAACACCGAGGACGGCACAAATATCCGCTGCTGCTGCCCCGTGTGCTTTTCCCCGTCCGGCGTGTACCACACCGCCTCCTCCGTAATGGGCTGCATCGGCGGCGCCGCCGTGATAAACCGCTCCTTGACCCAGCCATGCCCAATGTTGCCGGGGTTGGCGGTGGAGCGCATATACACCCGTGTCCCCGCCCCGTTGGGACGGTTACGGGATTTCAGGTAGTCATATTCCTCCTGGGTAAAATGCGTCAGCTCGTCGAACGCGATAAAGTCATACGCCTGCCCCTGATACTGTATCTTGTCCTGTGGACGGTTCATACTGCCGAACACGATCTGCGCACCAGAGGGAAACCGCCATGTGTGGTTGCTGCCGTTGTACCGCGCCTTGGGATACGCACGGGGGTAGTAGTTCAGCGTCTTGTCGATCAGCTCCCGCAGCTGGGGAAACGTCTTGCGCAGGATCAGCGCCTTGTACCACGGTATATGCACCTGCCGCAGCGCCTCTATCACCAGCGCGTCGCTCTTGCCGCCGCCCGCCGCCCCACCATAGAGGGCTTCGTACTCCGGCCTTGCCATAAATACGGCCTGCCTCTCCTGCGGCTTCCACACGATCTCAGGCATCCGTCTTTACCTCCGGCATCAGCACCACGCCGCCACCGCCGCCGTCCGCAGCAGACCCCATCGTCGTCCACTTATCTATCAGTGTCCCGATTGCCGTCGTGATCTGGCTGGGCGTGGCCTCCGCCAGCTTCTCCGGGTCGTTCAGCACCGCCAGCCCTTTTCCAATGATCTGACACACCGTTTCCCGCTGGGCATCCATGTACGCCAGCACGTCCACCGTGTTCTCTTCCTTTTTTTGTTCGCACTTTTCCACAATGTCTGCATTCGCCCGCACCAGGTTTTTTACGGTTGTCGCAGACACACCGTTGATCTTCGCGGTGGCGCAGTAGTTGTTTGTCTGCACATAGTCCGCCAGTATTTTCTTTTTCTGACGGTCTGTCAGCCGTGCAGCCATTGTCACCACCTCGTTTTCTTGACACAGCGGTCTGCCAACGCATCGCCTGTTGTTTTCCACAATCGGTCGGGTGCCACCACGTATCCATACTATCCTACAAAGCGGCTTTGTCCTAAGACAACCGCCACCACACCACATCCACGCCTCGGATTTCTCTCAAGCACGGTGGTACCCAGACCGGTCACGGAACTTTACAGCCCTGCGCCGGTACGTCGGTCGCATCCGTTCCTCTTTACAAAGCCGGTGCCAGCCAATACATAAATTCCTTCGTCCTGCCGCTTTCGTACAGCGCACAGGAAAGACCACTTTCGCAGTCTTACGCTCCGTGCGGCTGCGAGGCAAGAGATCACGCCTATGGTGCAGACGATTGGACTTGAACCAACGACGTACCTCCCGGCGCGGTGCTCTACCGACTGAGCTACGTCTGCATATTGCCCCATCAGGGCGGAGCCGAAGCCCCGCCCATCGGGAAAAGAGGAGAAAAGAAATGAATCGGCACGGGCAGGTTGCCCCCGCATATCCAGCATACCTATATGTATATCGCCCGCGCACCCCTCAACCGGAAAAAATTTTTTAATTTTTTTATTTCACCCCTTGACATACCACGCATTGCGTGGTAATCTATAGATAAATCAAGAAACAGTGCCGACGCCACAGGCGGCAGAAAGGGAACTATCATGAAAAAGACTTTTTATTCCGTCACTTACGCAGTATGGGGATCCAGTTTCCGCCGGGAGGCATGGTTTGACAGCAAGACCGCAGCGGACGCCTTCGCCGCGCACGATTACCGGGACGACCCGGTGTCGCACACCTACAGCAAGGCGGACAGCATCCGCGCCGCCGAGGATCGCGTGGCCGCTACGGCAGCAGAGCTGATCGCCTGATAGCAGTAACGCTTCGGGCGGGGCTGATCCACTCGGCCCCGCCCATGAACATTTTTAACAGGAGGAACAGAGCATGGAGATCAACACCCACGGACGGAACATCAACAAGGAGACATTGGCCAACGCCTCCAGCTCCACCAAGGGCCTTGGCTCCCGCACGGGGGAGTATGTGGAGATTTTTTACGACAAGTCCACCGGCGATGTCTGGTGCAAGTACCACTGGGACCGTGAGGAGTGGACGGTCTACCACGACGCTGACGTCATTAAGATTGGCATCACCACCCGCTACAAGACCCAGCAGCAGATCGCGGACATGATCGACAATACCTTGACAGAGGACGAGCAGACCGAGCGCGAAAACGCCGCATATCTGGCGGGCGGAGCATGGTCATGATGGTGCTTGACATTTCCTGCGCAGCGCGATAAACTATTTTTGTCGGATGCAAGAGGCGCTTGCATCTGGTGCGGCGCGATCCCGCCGCCGTGGATTGAAATAGTGAGAAGGACAAACACTTCAAGCGCAGGGAAAGCACCGGTTTCCGGTGCTTTCCCTTTTTACAATTTTGATTATGAAAGGATACTTAAAATGACAGACAAACTGTTTTTTTCCTTGTTCAGCGCAGCGCTTTCTTCGTCCGACCGCGACGCTTTCGTCTCCGACTGGTCGCTGTCCTCCGTCTGGGGCGATACGCCGGATGCGGACATCCCCGCAGACCGCATCGACCTGCTGGCGCGTCTCTGGGACGCCGCCCACTTGACGATTCGCGACATCCGGCAGCACACCGGCCTATCTCAGGCGGCCTTTGCCACCCGGTACTGTATACCCACCCGCACGCTGGAGGACTGGGAGCGCGGCGTGAGGAACTGCCCAGACTATCTCCGCCTCCTGCTGGCGCAGGCATCCGGCCTTTACACAAGACCATGACGACCAGAAGAGGACACCTGCATGGTGTCCTCTTTTTTTATAGCATTTTTACGTCCTCATGAAAAACCGTCTCCCGCACGCAGATTCTTAAGCCACTCTAAAAATTCGTTCATGTCAGAACTTCCACCCCAATGCGGCCATGATCTTCTTGTCCACTTCCGTCAGTGTAACCAGCGCGTATTCCAAATCATAATCCATCGAAGGAGGCCCCGGCAAATCGCACTGTATAATATCCTCCGGGAAAAACGTCTCCCGCACGCCCTTGCACTCCGCCACGATGTAGCGCCCCTTGGGATGCACATACACCACCGTCGCCTTGCGCACAGGGTACAGATTGTCCTTTGTCGCCCCGGCGCCGGGGAACGGCTCCGGCATCGTCAGAAACCGCGCCCGGATGGTATCACCGATCTGCATCGCCACAGTCCTTTCTCTCGCCGTAGGAGCAGAAGTCATCCGGCTTTCGCTTCTGCCAAGCCGCTGCGTGTACGTTGCCGTCCGAGTAAATTTTCAGGCAGACACCCATGTCGTAGTGCTTGCAGTCCTTACACCGCACCACGACCTCTGCGTCTACGGTGGGGAGCTGCTCTGCATACTCCAACACCGTCTCAATGCCGTTGATAAAATGATCGTTGGCGTGTTCTTTGTCACAGCTGTTCGCCCGAATGGGAAACTCTTGCAGTTTGTCACCATCAATCGGCCTCATCGCCTTCACCTCCGTCCATCTTCGCGCCGTTCTCCACAAATTTGCAGACACTGGACGCACAGGAGAGGCACAGTTGTTTCTCCGCAGAAAAAGGTTTCTTAAAATTCACAACGCCATAGTGGTTGAAATCCAGATTCACACCGTCAACCTCGTAGTCGATCTCGCGCCCGCACATATCGCAGAACACTTTAACCATCAACTTTTCCCTCCGTCCATCTTAGCCCCGCAGTTGGGGCAGTAAGGCTTGCCATACTCTTTCGAGAAATTCCGGCAGCGGATGCACTGCTCCTCATAGTTTCCCGTTTCCAGATTGAACCGGCCCGTGCCCCACCGCCCATACACCACCGGGGCCACGTCGGCGGCTGGAATGCTGTAAAAGTCCTCCGCCAAATCGTTATAGGCGTCTGCGTAGATTCCGCTTTCCCCGCCAAACTCTTCAAACGCTTTTTGACATTCTTCCGATTGCTCACGGATATAAGCGATCGCCGCTTCGCGCTTAATGTATTCAGCCATCACAGTTCCTCCTTATCTCTCGTTCCATAATGGGCAGCAGCGTGTGCTCCCGCATCCATGTGTACACCCACTCCCGGCTCTCCGCCGTGACCATCGGCCTCTTCTTCGGCGGCAGTTCGCCGTTCTTCGCGGCGACGGCCGTGGGGTTGTGCTTGTGCTCCCCCATCACTCCGTCCCTCCGGCCATTCTCGCCCCACATCCGGGGCAATAATCCGACAAAACGTATTCATCGTTGCAGCTATACACCGCCTCATAACCGCACTTCGAGCAAGCGTAGCCGCCGATCGGATCGCGCCCTGCAAGCGCGGGGTCCCACCCGGTTATCTCGCTCTCGTATACCGGAAGCCACCCCGCCTGCGGCGTTTCCTCTCCATCCGACTTTCCGCCCCCGGCAAAGCCACGCACCGCGTCCAATACAGCCTTTCCGATGACCGCCTGTATGCTCACTTTGTTCTCGCACACCACAGGCATCTCAGTCAAAGATTTGTTATAGTACGTTGCCTTGCGTACCTTCCATTTGCCGTCCCAGAAGTCAACGGAATAGCCAGTGCTTTTCGCCGCTTCCATTTTTGCCGATCTTGCCGCACCGGTTTTTACGAAGTAGCTTTCCCGTGTCACCCACGGGTTTTTGTATATCTTCATGTCGCACCGTCCATCTTGGTACCACACTCAGGGCATCGCTTTGACTCCCAACATTCCTCAATGGTGCGTATAGCAGAAATTCCCACTTTTCGCAGTTGTATTCGCTCGGCTCTCCGTCTTTTCGCAAATATTCACCGCGAAGCCGTGCCGCAGATCGCCCGTCAGGTTTTACCCTTGCTTCTTCAACATACGCGGCAACCTCTTTGCTCACGATGCTATACCCGTACTTCCGCACAACCTGCCGAATGTTCATTTTCGGGCGCAGACGAGTAAGGTTGATCGTCACGCGGGGAAACTCCCTCCGCAGCCAGTCGGCGTACTCGTTGACGAACTTTTGAATTTCAGGATATTCCAGCCCCGTGTTCACAAACACCAGGTTCAACTCCCACGGCGGCGTCCTGAAGCTCGCCAGATACCGCGCCGCCAGATACGCCAGCACCGTGCTGTCCTTTCCGCCGGAGAAACTGACATAGCACCTCCCGCCCCATGCGGTGTACCACTCGTCCAGTTTTTCGTAGGTGGTCAGTTCCTTTGCCGTCAAATCCAGCGCCATGAGCTTTTTCGCCGCCTCCCGCGTCAGAGGCGTGTTTGTCGGCACCATCACTCGCCCTCCTCCAGACGCACCACCTCATAGCAGCCGTAGCTGCCGCCGTGCCGGAACGCCTTGCAGATACCCACACGGACATTCTGATATTTCCGACCGGACAACTGCGCCAGCTCCGCCGTGGTCGTACCCCACCAGCGTGGCAGGCGGTACTTGTCACGGGTGACGATCATGTATACCGTGGCCATGCTCACACCTCCCGGATGGCAAATCCGTACCGATTGCGGAACAGCTTTGCTTTCACGGCATACTCCCGCGTCCGCATCCCCTTCACGTCCTCCACCACCGGCAGCCAATACCGCTGGCCGTAGCTGTCAGGAGCCGTCCGGCGCTCGTACACGAAGTCCGCAACGTAGTCGATACTTTTCACCCGGTCGCCCTCAAACGTCGTGTACGCCTCTTGCAAGCAGTATCTTACCTGCAATTTCAGCCCCCGTATCTCCCCGGCCTTTTGCAGCATCATCAGCGCGTCGTAGCGCTCCGCCTCCTTCTTGCTGTCGAAGGTCAGCTTGCCGCGCCGCGTCTTCTGCGCCTTGTACTTGCTTGGCTTGCGCATCTTCTCCATGACCTGCTCCTGTGCCGCAAGCCCCAGCCGCATCAGATCCTCACTGTTCATTCAACAACCCTCTTTTCTCCAGTCCACGCCTGCTCATGGTGTAGCGCTTGACCGTCGTCATTTTCTGCGCTTTTCCGCAGCGCTGGCACACGCCCTGCGCCCATCCGTGGAACGCTGGCTCGATGATGTAATCCGCCGCCATCTCCTGCAAACAGGCCACGCACAGCCGCGCTCTGGCCACACGCCAGATGCCTTTATCCATCCAGCGCCTCCTTGGCCTCCTGCCACGCCATCCCGTGTTCCCGTGCATAGCGGGAGATGCGGCCCAGCTTGCGCTCCTTGTGGACGTAGTCCCGCATCCAAGCAAAACGCTCCATCGTGTCCGGTGCCTGTTCTTCCTGCGTCTGCTCCTCCTGCGGCTCAATGCCCATCGTGATATCCGCCACATCGGGGAAAAATTTATTGCGTCTGGCATAGGCGACGGCGGCGGCTCTTACGTCCGCATAGCTGTAAGGCTCTAAGGCGATCTCCCACGCCAGCTTCATTTTTGTCGTGACCTGCTTGTTCGGCCAGAACTGCGAAAACAGGGTAAAAAGCTTCTCAACCTCGCATCTGTCCATTTCTTCCTCCTCCGGTAGTACATACTCCCGCCGCCGTAATATATAACATTCGTTCTCTTACTCTCCCTCTCTCTCTTACTCTCTCTCTTTCTCCCCCTCTTTCTCCTTGCGCCTTTGTTTTGCGTTTGTTCCACTTTTGTTATCAGTTTGATTCTGATTTGTTCTGGCGGTTGGCGGCTTTATTTCTGCCGCTGTCCAGTGTGGGGCGAATCAAATTAAATGCGACACTGGCGGCGGGAGAGAGACTGCTGGACGGTTCTGTTTCGTTCAGCGCATAGTCGCAGATCGCCAGAAGGATCTCCGCCTGCTGCTTTTTGGGGAGAGGCTGTATCGCATCCCAGTAGGAGCTGTAAAACGTGAATTGTTTGCGTTTCACACCGCCTCACTCCTTCTTCATCGCCCCGATGACGTACACGCCGCGCTCCTTGTCCAACGCCACCTGCACGGTATAGTCAATCAGCGCCTGCGTCACCAGCTCCGCAGGGATCTCCAAATGGTAGCCCCACAACGTGTCGCAGTCCTCACGCTTCTCGCCAAACTGTACGGCACAGGCGGCGTAGTGCGCATCCATGCCGCGCTTGAACGCCTCGATCACGCTCTCCGCGTCCTCGATGTGCTGCCGCTGGCGCTGTACGATGTTTTCCAGGTGCCGATTCTGCCGCCGCAGACCCTTGATCTCATCCTGCATCTTTCCCATTCTTTTCTTCCTTTCTCTCGTACTCGTCCGTCAGGTGCCGTGCGATGGTGCAATGCTCCCACGCACCGGCACAGAATTGGTTCATGAAGCGGGATGCCGCGCCGCCCGTCTCGAAACTGACGCGGCTTCCGCCCTCGCAGCAAACCCGCCGTTTCTCGCTGCTGGTGAAGTAGGGGCAGGTGTACCGCTTGTGCCAGTAATCCATGCCGCTTACCCCCCATCAGAACGGCAGGTCGCCGTCATCCTCGATTTCGGTAAAGCCTGTGGGTTGTGCCGCCTCGGTAAAGCCGGTGGGTCGCACCGCGCCGCTGTCCGTGTCCCGCTTGGCATCGCCAAAGTAGATATTGTCCGCCAGCACCTCGGCGTTCCGGCGCTTGTTCCCGTCCTTGTCCGTCCAGTCCCGCAGCTGCAAGCGCCCCTCCACCACGGCCATGCGGCCCTTGGAGAAATACTTGGATACGAACTCGGCGGTGTTGCGCCATGCCACCACGTCAATAAAATCCGTGTCCTTGGTGCCGTCCGCGTTCTTAAAGTCCCTGTCTACCGCCAGCGTGAAGCTGGTGACGGCGGTGCCGTTCTGCGTCCTGCGCAGCTCCGGATCGCGGGTCAGGCGACCCATGATAAAAATCTTGTTCAGCATTTCTTATCTCCTCTCACAAATAACTTTTTCCGAACTCGCGGCGGAAGTCCTCCTCCGTCCAGCCCTGCTCCTCCATTGCCTTGAGCTGCCCGTACCGCCGCAGACGCCGCATCTGGTCGCCGTTCTTGTGTACCGCGCCGCGCCCGTTCCTGTGGCAGCGATTACCACACAGGTACACCACAAGGCCGTACTTCTCGCTCTTCTTCCGGTTCGCACCACCCAGAATGTGGTGCCTTTCCAGCGGGTCACTTGGGTCGTTCCGCCCGCACAAAAAGCATCGCTTGTCGTTCATACGCTCACCTCTCCCCACCGGCTCACCAGGGCGTCCATCTCTTGCGGCGTCATAGTCTCAATGCCCACATCCCGGCAGTCCTGCACGATGGCGTCTATCAGCCGCGCCATCTGCTCTGTGTCGTATACAGAGCTGCCGTACCAGACGGTCACGTTCACGCAGCCCTTGATTTTGCTGGGGCCGGTATCTGTCATCCAGCCGATACCGTTCCGTTCCCAGCTCCGGCAGAACGCCTCCGCCGCCTTTTCCCGCAGACACAGCACCTCGCTGACGCCGCCGATGCTCTGTATCTCCTGCCGGTATACCTTCTCTCTCGCAACGCCGTAGTGCGCCGCCAGCTTGTCCAGCAACACCCACGCATACCCGTTGGCATCGAGGCTCCGTCCCTTTCCCTTGATGGTGGCGGTGTACGCCTTGCCCGGCTTCAGCGCGTCACAGACCTCCATCGCCGCCTCCGGTGACTTCACCCGCAGACAGAGCCACGCGCCCTCGCTGTCCTGCGACCAACGCGCCGCGTTAACCGTTACCTGCCGCATGGTTCTCCTCCGCTGCGTTGGCCTGCTTCATGCAGCCCCAGCAGAGCCGCTTGCCGTACTTCTTTACCGCGTTCTCTACGATCTCGTCGGTGGGATACACACGATCCCCGCACTTTACCGCCTTGATGGGCAGTCCGCAGCACTCACACAGCACCGGCGCCTCCCGCTTGCTCTCCGGCTTGTCATACTTGCTCCTATCCGCCTCCCAGTACACGTCCGCGCCAAAGCCAAGCGCCTTACAAGCCACAGAGATAGCGTCCGTCAGCGCCATCTTGAAGCACTCGTCGGAGGTATAAGGCCCGTTCTTCTCCTTCGCCACAAACGCACTGCCGCCCGTGCCGGGGATCGCGTCAGACCACACGCCGTCGGCCTTTACAAACAGGTCAATGTCCAGAAATGCGGCTACTTCGCCGTTCGCGCCCTGCTCCAGCCGCTTGTCAGTGATGACGTATTTCCATCCAAAGCCGCAGGGGCCAAACTTCTCTGTCAGCGCCTTAATGCGCCACATGGGGTTGATGTCGGTCTTTCCCTTCAAGCGGCCCGCCTCGATGCGCCTTTTTGCGCTGTCCGGCACATTGCGGACTTCGTTGTAGATCGTCAGGTTATCCATCACTTCACCCCCATGTTCGACCGCTCACACAACTCCGCGCCGGTCACGGCCATGCCGGACTTGAGCAGCGGCGCAATGTCCGTCTTGCTCACCGTCGGCTGGGCATAGGTGATCTTACCGTCATACCCGTTGTCCATGCACCACTGCACCACCGCGTCCATGTCGGTGATCTCCACCGCCGTGCTCTTGCGGTATGTGACGGCACACTTGGCCGTCTGGAATGCCGCGCCGCCCAGCGCTTTCTCTGCGTAGTCCAGCAGCTTCTCCCGCTTGCGCTCCAGCTCCTTGCGGCGGTCAGCAAGCTCCTTCTCCTCCTCGCGGATGGCCTTTGCCTCCGCCGCCAGATTCTTTGTCCAGCAGAGTACGCCCTCGATTTTGGCGTCCCGCGCCATTTGCAGCGCCTCGAACGCATCAAAATCCAGCACCTCGCCGGTCTCGTGGTCGATCAGGTTCTCCAGTTCCTGGTCGATGTGATACAAACTCATACTCATTTCTGTTCCTCCCATGCGTCCACCGTCTCAATGCAAAACTCGCATCCAACGATGACGCCGTCCTTGTTCTTGTAGTAGGTGTCCGTCTCCTCCCCGCACACGGGGCAGACGGGCATATCGTAGTCCTTCGGCTCTAAGGGCCGCTCCGGTTCCCAATACTGCATCACGCTTCTCATACCGGTCGCCCCGCCGCTTTCAGCACGTCCCGCATCGGTTTTCGCGCCTTTAGAATGGACATGGCCCGCGCCGTGTCCCGCTTGTACTGCCGGTACAGATCTCCCAGCTCCTCCGTCTGGTAGTATCCCTCGCCGTCGTTGCAGATCATCACGCCCTGCCGCTTGGCTTCGCTGACGGCCTTGCGCATCATCCGGTCGGAGGTCTGCATCGCCGCCGCCAACTCCACACGGCTGATGGCGTTTTGCCGCCCGTGTGGAATCAGCGCCGCGATGCGCTCCGTCTCCGCCGTCCGCTGGGGGATGTCGGCCTTGTCCTCGTCGCCGTACAGATATGCCCGGCTGGTACGCAGTGCCGCCTCCAGCGCCGTCAGCACCTCCTCCGTGGGCAGACACACGCCGTTTTCAAACCGGCTCACCATGCAGGTGTCGATACGGGGATCCACCAGCTTCAGCACCCCGCTGACCGCCTCCTGCGTCAGCCCCAGCTCCAGCCGCCGTTCCTTCAATCGGTTCATTTCCGTCCTCCCTTCGCGCCCTGTTGTATGCGCTTGTATGCTTTGCGCATCACGCGCCCCTTGTACTCCTTAAACTCGTTGTTCTTGACCCGCTCCGCATAGGAGATGGCTTTCTCCGCCTCGTGCTGCTCCCAAACGGGACAGCCGGTGCGGCAGCCCACCCGCCTATTGGGGCATTCAATGGGGCAGTTGGTCATTCCCATCTCACCAGCACCCTTTGTACTCCGGCGCGGTGCGCCTCCTCGTGGGTCATCAGCACATCCACCGTGTAGCCGTACACGCCGGTATCGGCGGCGACATACGTTTTCCCGCCGATAGTCACGGTGCTGCCCAGCGGGATAATATCCGGGTCAACTGCTACCGCCTCGCCGATGTCCACCCACCGTCCGGAGGCCGTCAGCACCTGCCCCGCCTCGTTGCGGTTGATGTGGGCATAAGGCGTGCAGCACGCGCAGTAGCCGGTGATATCGCAGACCAGCAGATTCTCCGGCGGCTTTGCGGCGGACAGAACCGCCGACTGCACCGCAGCGGACAGGGAAGGGGGTGCGTCCTCCGGCTCCTGTGCCTCCGGCAGCGTCAGCGCCCAGAGGAGTATACCGGCAATAGCCAGCCCAAGCAGGATATTGAGGATCCAGAGCCGCCTGTTCCACCGCCGCGCCCAGCAGCGCCGGGAATACTCCCGCGCCCGCCTGTTCCGCTCTCTCATCGCCCAAGCGCCTCCACGCCCTTGACGATGGCCCAGCTCAGCCACGCCGCGCCGATAAACGCCAGCGCCCATGCAAACGCGCTCATTCCTCCACCGTCCTTTCCGCGATCCATGCGTCCAGCTGCTTCTTGAAGATCTGGAACACAGGGCTTCGCTCCATCTCGATCACGATTCCGAAGGGATACACACCCTGCTTGATGCCCTGCCGCAGCGTATCCGGCGATATGCTCAACCCGCGATCTCGCAGGTACTGTGCCGCGTCCTGCACCGTCAGCGTTGCGATCCTGCTCATTTCAGCGCACCTCCGTCCACCGCCGCGCACAGCGTGTCGCACAGCTTCTTGCAGGGGCAGGAGGGGCAATCGCACTCCAGCGGGCTTTTGTTCTCGCACAGTGCGTCCGTCCGTGCCAGAAACACGCTTTCCAGCGCCCTGTACTCGTCCCTGCTCATTTCTTTCTCCTCTCGATGATGGCATCCAGCGCATTTTCCATGCGCTTCTGGATGTCCTTCGGCTTCTTCACGCCGTTCAGGATCTGGCACACATACGCCTTTCCGATCCCCATCTCCGCGCCCAGCTCGGCGTAGGTAATGCGGTTGTTGTGCATCCTCCCGATCAGTCGTCCCGTCCATGCTTCCGGCATTTCTTATCTCCTTTCAAATTTATGGTTGCAAAAGTTTACTTTTCGTGATACCATATAGTTGCCACACATCATGCATCACGACCGGCAGTGCCATCTGCGCTGCCTCATTAGTTCTGCGCCCCGCTGCCAACGGGCCGTCTCACCACCGCCTTTCTATGATTACGCTAACAAATTCAACCCATAACCGTATAATAACGCTAACGTTGTTGACAGTCAAGCCAAAAACGCTAACAAACTAAACTTCGGTTGGTTGCACAAAATTTTTGAGGTAATTTGTATGTTTTTTCAAAACTACCTGCGCCTGTGTAACAGCAAAAACATAAAGCCAACTGCCGCAGCCCTTGAAATGGGAATTGCAAAAG